CTAGGCTTCAAAATACGCAGAAAAAATCTCTCCATAATGAATCTCCACTTTTTTCGATGCATTCTTTTTCATCTTCTTCGTGATATGCGTATAGATATTTTTAGTGGTCTTGGCATCCGCATGACCGACCCGGTTCATTATCGTGTCTAGATCCACTTCAGCTTCTGTCAGCATCGTCACATGGGTATGGCGGAGAATATGCGGCCCGTCTAGTTTAGTGATGCCAGCTTTCTCGCACAAGCGTAAATAGCGGCGATATAGAAACTTGGTCGAAAACGGATAACCGGTCTTCTGCCGGCAAAACACAAAGTTCTTGTCGTGGTAGTTTTCAGCATCTTTCCGGAACTTCATCCGACTTTCCAACTGGTTCAGCTTTAGTCGTTTGAGCATGTTGATCACGTTATCATCTATATCCACGATACGGATCGATTGCACAGACTTTGGCGGAGTTAGCTCGTAGTCCTTTATGGCACCTGGACTATCCATTGTCTTGGTGATTCGGATCTGACTTTCTTCAAAATCGATATCTGACCAGCGAAGGGAGCACAGCTCGCCAGCTCGCAATCCGGTAAAGGCAATTAAGAAGAACCATTCTTCATCGAAGATGAGTCCGTCAGTTCGTGTAGCAGCTAAGAAGCGTTCCAATTCGTCACGTTCAAAGTACTTTTCTTTGATTTCCTCACTCTCTATTTCTTCTACAGTTTGGCGGCGTCTCGGAATAACAATGTGGTCCACCGGGTTATCCATGCGCAGCCGTTGCTTCTGGGCATGACGAAAGATGAAATTGGCCGTGACTTTTACATGCGTAAGCAAGGACTTGGAGAAGTCTTTTCGATGAAGGTCCATAATCATGTCCTGAATGACCTTGTGCGTGATCCGACCAATAGCAAGGTCGCCCAGGTAAGTATTCAACAGATTAACCGTTGACTGCCGGCTACGTACAGTGCTTTTCTTCACGCCTGATTGCTCGTAAACGTCCATCCATTCAACAGCGACTTCGCGGAAGGGGAGATGATTAGCTGTTTGTCCATCAATCCCTGACTGCAACGCTTCCAGTGTTTCCTTTACCTTCCGCTGAGCTGTACTTTTTTTGACCGACTGGCGACGTATAGGGTTTCGTTTATTAGTGATCGGATCACGCGGCCCTTCGGCATAACATTCCCATTTGCCATTCTCTAATTTTCTACATTTCATGGCATACACTCCTCCGGTTCACCATATCATTGAATAATAAAGGCTACCGGTAATTTTGGGGGTAGCTAGTGTTGGAAATGTGAATTTTTTTCTTGCCAAACCTCACTAATGGTAAATTTCAGCTTCAATTGGTGGTCCTTCTGTGGGATTGCCAAATTCATCACAATAACCTTTAATTTCTCCGAAAAATTCGCCATCCATTTCGAAGATGCGTCCAATTAGTGGAATAGCACGCGGGTATAATTCCTGATGTTTACCGAGGTCTTTGAATGGAATATAGAATTCTTTTTTCATATCTATCCCTCATTTCAATAGTTGGCTGCTTTCAAGTTTCTTAAATATTGTTCCAGTCGTTGCTCTGCAAAGTCCTTATCTACTTGAAACGTCTCCATGATCATCCAAACAGCTTCCCGGTGGTAAATGGGCAACTTAATTTCATCCAGCATAAAAGAGGGAACACAGAAGTTTAGCGCGAAATTTCGAGCTTTAGCTTCCTGGTATACCTCCCAAGTCATCGGCATGGTGATTTGATTTCCGTAATGCCAGAGGACATGACACAGTTCGTGAGCGAAACTCTGCCATTGTTTTTTGTTTTCAGCTCTACTATCCAGTGAAATTGTTTTGCCAACTCTCATCGAGCTGAAGGGAGTATAAATAACGACAAGACCCAGGCGATTTGCAATCGTTTCTATTTCCATTTGGTGCGGGTGATATACATCAATACGATGCAATAAATTTTTAACGTAATCCTCTAAAATGTTATATGTATAATTCATCAAAGCGCCCCTTTCAGAACGTATGTTCTTATTAAGTGTAAAAGAAAAGCCCTAAAAGGGCAAATAAATCTAAAAATGGGAATTATTCGACTGGTGTTAGAGTAGCAGTTGAATGGTTTTCAATGATATATCCGTCGAATACATAAAATATATATTCAGCTTCTCCGTAAGTGCCACCCAGAATAGTATTCACGTCTATGCTCCCACTATCGTCGTAAGTCTGGAAGTTACTTCCGCGTCCAACAGGTTCAGCTTTATACCTGCCAGGCGGTACATCTTGCCCCACAATGAAAGTTCCGGCACTCAATTGAATCGGCTCTTCATCTTTTTCTTTAATCAACTGATCAACTGTAGCTAACTCATCGTTCTTACTCGCTATTTGTGAATCCAGGGAACTTAATTCTTCCTTCTTCGAGCTCAGTTGACCTTCAGCTTTCTTGATTTCTGCTAGTAAATCTTTTTTCTTTTTAGAGATATCCATAGCTTCATCGAATTTCGCTTGATTCTCTTTTATCTCATCAAGCACATCATCATTTTTGCTGTTAGTAGCCTCAAGCTCATCTTCTTTAGCTTCAATTTCAGTGATGACAGCTGCTAGTTCAGATTCTTTAGCTGCAATCTCCTTTTCCATTTCTTCGTAAGTAACTTTCTTATCACCGAGCGGTACAGCTGCATTCGTATTACCCATGCCGTAGCCAATCCCTAGGACAAACAATAGTCCCGCAACTAACCATGTCCACTTCGACTTTAGAATCTTTTGAGATAGATCTTTTCTTTTCTCCATTTAATAACCCCCTTAAAAATTATTCATTGATAACCATATATGCTAAATATTTCTATGTTGCTAAAAAGAAAACCCTGCAATCAAAGCAGGGGCATAGATAACAGTATAGTTAATTATTCCTTATTATTGTTTTTTAGAGCTAAATCTCGTAAATAAAAAGCCTCAAAGCTTTCAAGTAATTCTACAATATCAGCCGGTTTACTTTCAAAAGACACTTCATGTTGCGAAAGAGCATATTGGAGTATGGCTTGTTGATAATTATTTAAATGGCTCACGTTAATTTCCTCACCATTGTTTAACCTAATTTTGTATTCTCCGTCTATATTATTATAATCTATAAACTTCGGGTTATCAGTACGACCGAGAAGATAGTCAGTTGAAACATCAAAATAATCGGCTATTCGTTGCAAGGTATCATAATCAGGCTGACGGTGCCCACGTTCGTAATTGGCATAAGTGCCTCTATTAATACTCAGCCTATTTGCTAATTCATTTTGAGTAAGATTAATCGACTTTCTAAGTTGCTGAAGTCTTTTGTTAAACACTTTCGGCACCTCCTAATATTTCAATTATAACGTTTCAATAAGAAACAAAAAAGAAATGTTTCGAAAAGACGATATTTTTGTTGACATTGTTTCATTTCGAATATATTATTGGAATATGAATACAAAACGAAACAAAAGAGGTGAAAGAATTGGAAAGAGAATGGCTTATCGAAAAGCGAGGTCACTTAACACAACAAGAAGCTGCAGATCTTATCGGTATTTCGAGAGGCGCCTACGCTAATATCGAGGTTGGCAATAGGAATCCATCAGTTAAAGTTGCGAAAAGAATAGCTGATGCATTTGGTTTTCACTGGACTATTTTTTTTACAGAAGAAGTCGTCGATTCGAAACAAAAGCGCTCAGCAGTATAAGAAGGGAGAGGGTTAAATGAATGAATTAATTCGAACTTCGCAAGATACCACGGGAGAAATTACATTAAGCGGTCGTGATCTACATGAATTCTTAGAGGTAGGTACTCGATACGATATTTGGTTTAACCGCATGACGGAATATGGTTTCGAAAAAGAAGTCGATTTTGTTGAAGTCGTTCAAAAAAGAACAACATCACATGGCCGTGAACACGAGATTATGGACCACCAAATCAAACTCGACATGGCCAAAGAAATTGCCATGATCCAACGCTCTGAAAAAGGAAAAGAGGCACGTCAGTATTTTCTTCAAATCGAAAAGCTTTGGAATAGCCCGGAAATGGTCATCAAACGAGCTATGGACTTCCAGCAACAGAAAATCGTTCAGCTTGAAGCGAAAGTCAAAGCTGATGAAAAGAAAGTCTTCCTGGCAGAAGCTATTCAAGTCAGCGAAAACGCTGTACTGATCAAAGACCTGGCAACGATTCTTTGTCAAAGAGGATTGGATATCGGTCAGAATCGCTTATTTGAAATTTTGAGGGAAAAGGGTTACTTACTTAGCAGCAACGCTTACTGGAATAAGCCTTCGCAAAAAGCAATGGAACTGAAGTTGTTCGAGGTTACGACCCGTCTGCATACATCGAGCGATGGCAGCACGTATTTGAAATACACGCCGAAAGTGACCGGCAAAGGGCAGTTTTACTTTATCAACAAGTTGCTGGCAGGGAGCAAAGCTATCTGAGGGTTGAACCAAAAGGAGTGGTAGCGTGGAGTATTTAATATTTTTTATTTTAGGATTTTGGTTACGTCCTTTTATAACGGTGGTGGGCGTGACGATTGCGGTAATAGTAAAAAATTCGTGGATAGCCTATCAAAAGAACAAATAGGAGTTCGCACATAAATAGAAAAAAAGGCGTGAGGGACGCCCCAGAGTGGAGGATGACAATCGTGGAACAAACAACTCTCATTACTATGTCCGTTGAGGATTTACGGAGCATCATCCGAGAGGAGGTTGATGCAGCGACAAAGCATTTAAAACCGAGGGAAGAGTTGCCGCACTTTCTAACCCGTAAAGAAGCGAAGGAACTTCTGCGGATCAATGAAACAAAAATGAGTGAGCTGATGGGCAGACCGGATTTTCCAGTTTGCAGAGAGTTTGGAGTGAAGATCTACACAGAGGAGTTACTGAAATGGGTGGAAGCTAATACGCAAGGTATTCAACCGAAAGCCACTCGTATTCGCTCTGTAAGTTAATTATACATCCGCCGTATAAAAACGGCGGTCTACATAGAGTCTACTTGCATATGAAATGTGAATTAAAAATCAGAAAGGAAGAGAAGATATGAAAAAGTCACCGTTAACACAGTGCATGAAGGAAATGCGTAACGGCCAGACACAAGAACAATTGGCAATGGAGTTAAATGTATCGAGGGAATCAGTATCCAAATATGAGCGAGGGCATGTAAAAGTACCTGCTGATATATCACAAAGTTTGATGGCCAAAACGCAAAATCCTTGGTTCGCCATTGCCATCCGGAACGAATATACCAAAACAGGCCCAATACGCTTGAACGGTCCAAATTTTGACGGACACCGGTCAGCCATTCGTGAAAAGACGATTGAAGAGGTCAAGGAAGTTCTCGGCACACTTGAAGAATTTAGTTTCGCCAAGCCGCTGCAGAATATTTCGGAGTGGGAACGCCCTAATGTGGAATTGCTCGCCGAGCACATTGCCGAAGCGATCACTGCACTTGAACACACACTCGCTGTCTTATGTGAAGAAGCTGGACTCAGCTACAACGAAGTTTGGAATAGACATTATATAGAACTTCAAGCGAAAGGATATGTTCAATGATGATGGAATTGAACGAGCCAATGCACATTTACTTTTCAGTTTGTTTCTTAGTCTTTATTGCTTTCCTGATCTACCTGATGTGTAGAGGTATGGACCAGAACCTTAAAAATGAACAAAAAAATAGCAATTGATGCGTCCAACATCAATCGCCGAATTAATTAAGTATGTTACCTCAATTATATCGAGAGCTTTGGCTCTCGTCAATAAGACCAGGAGTGTCATCCCCTTTCGTTCCTGGTCTTATTGATGGGATTCAACCATCGGAAAGAGGGTGAAGAAATGAATGAGGAACTGGACTACAGCGAAGTATTTAAATTCATGCAAGAATTTCAAGTTGATTATTTGAACAGGTATCAAGAAATGATTATTGATGAACCGACCAATACTTATGTATCTATCAAGACTTGCAAAGATATGGATGATGTAAAAACTTTTGTAGTTTTTGCTCTATGTAGACCAATCGGAAAAGGCTTAGAGAAAAGAAAGGCTAACATGCTACTCAAACGAGTAAATCAGTATTTCGAAATGGACTTAACTCGCGAAGATATGCATTTGATGTACGGAGAACTTTGCTACTTAGATAAGTTTGAAAAGTTTAAAGACTTTATCAAACGAGGGTTTCCGATGCATGAATTACCTTATGAACACCATTAAAGAATGGAAGTGAACACATGACAGCTCAAGGACAAGCAGCTCTCAGCTTAGCCGAATTCGACAAATCAGCCATGATGGATGGCATTCGCAGCATGATTCATGAAGCGGCGATCACTGGAGCAAGATTGGTCTTCATCGTCAATGAAAAGCTTGGTACCACCAGGGAAGCCATTTTTATCGTCACACTTCTCAGGCTTCACGGATATGAAGTTAAGTTTCACCAGGAAGGCATCTCAATAAAATTGTGAAAGTAGGTGTACCTGAATGAGAAAAGCGTTTCATTTGTTTTTAGCCAAAAGAAAGCGGCAACTTGCTGAATCGAACCAATATGAAATGCAAAGCAGGTTAGCTTTGTCATCTGGAATGATCAAATAAATGAAAAGGAGTGTGAGTCATGAGAAATATTGAAAGTATGCAGGAATACATTGATGCCAAAGCATTAGAAAACCGCATGAATAATCTCTCTGATCGTTCAGCAAGAAGAATTGTTGACGAACTGATTAGCCGCACATGCTGGCATGCTGACGCACCAGTTAACAGAGAATGGCTGGAAAAAGAGATTGCTTCGCAAGAATCGGTTGAAAATGGATTTTTAAAGCTTGTAATTGATCATCCGATTGAAGATCACTTTGGCTCAGAGATCCGCACAGGAGATAAATGGTTTCAGGACGGAGCTGGCCGAGTGGTGTTAGAAGATAACGTTGAAGATTATCTGATTGAAGTAGCTCAAGTTGAATTTTGCAGGGCAATAGAATAAGCCGGCTGCAGAAGCAACCGGCTCACCGTCCCCATGTGGCGTGGAGTGACGTGTAAAGAATTTATATGCTGATTATAGCATATCTCGGGAGGAACAGTCATGAAAGTATCTGATGAACTGGTCGGCAAGAGATTTGGCAAACTAACATGCATACGGATGACCGGTCGCGATAATCAATATCGACAACAGTGGCTTTGTGAATGCGACTGCGGAAATGAAACAACCGTAATCGCCTCGAGCTTAAAAAGAGGTAGCACGCAAAGCTGTGGTTGTATCCAGAAAGCCGCTTTACTGAAAGCCAACACGGTACACTCTTTCTCTTCGAACGGAAAGGGACGGACACCAAGACTTTATTCAATCTGGCGGAACATGAAGCAACGATGCTTTAATCCTAAAGCTACAAAATACAATCGATATGGCGGCCGCGGTATCACGGTCTGTGAAGATTGGAGAGTTTATATCAACTTCCATAGGTGGGCAGTTGAAAACGGCTATCAAGACACGCACACGCTGGATCGTAAAAACGGTGACGGAAATTATGAGCCCGGCAATTGCCAGTGGGTTCCGGTCGCTATTCAAAACCTGAACAAATCGGATAATCGAGTTATTGAGTTTTCGGGTAAGAAGATGACTCTGAAAGAGTGGAGCGATTCTCTGGATATAAATTACACAACTTTACGAGCGCGTTTAGACCAATACGGATGGTCTGTTGATAAAGCATTTAAAACTCCTGTAGGAAAGAGGCGAGCACGATGAAAGAAATTAAATTAGAATGGCTGACTTTACGAAATTTCATGGGTGTTAAGGAATTTACTTTAAAGGCCAATGGTGAAGACTTGAAAGTTTTCGGTGATAACGCCACTGGAAAGACCACGCTGTTCTCGGCTTTTACATGGCTGCTGTTCGACAAGGATAGTCAGAACAAGAAGGATTTTGGCATCAAGACCTTAGAAAACGGCAAGGAAAAACATATGATCGATCACGAAGTCGAGTGTGGATTAACTGTGGATAACGAATCACTCACTCTTCGCAAAGTATATCGAGAAAAGTGGACACAAAAACGTGGATCCAGCGCGTCAGAATTTACAGGTCACGAAACAAATTACTTCTTAGACGGTACGCCATTGAAGAAAGGCGAATTCAACAAGCGAATTGAAACCATCGTTGAAGAAGAAATCTTCAAATTGCTTACTTCACCATCTTATTTTAATGAGCAAGTGAAATGGCAGGATCGGAGAAAGATACTCCTCAGCATCAGCGGTGAAGTCTCTAATACTGAAATATTTAAATCTAACAACGAGCTGAAAGGCTTGGAACTGATCCTGAAAGGCAAGTCCATGGAAGATTTCAGGAAGACAGTCAATGCCCGCAGAAAGGCAATCAATGACGAGTTGGACCGTATTCCAATCCGGATTAACGAAATTGAAAAATCTATTCCTGAAGGGGATGGAAATGTTCCGGAACTGCGTAAGCAAGTTCTACAGCTAGACGATGAAATCGAGGAGCTGCAGGGGCAGGTTAGCGCCATTAAGACCGGCAATGCAGTACTAACTAAGCAAGGTGAACTGCAGAAAGTTGAAATGGAGATCCATAACCTGAAACGCGAACTGGAAAGCGGTTCAAAGGATGAAGTGTACCGCTTGCGGGCCAAGCTTCAAGAAGAACAGTCGAATCTTCAGACATTCCAATCACGTAAACGTTCAGCTGAAAGCCAACAGCAGTTTAACCAAGAACAGATTCAACGTGTAGAAAAATCTTTAAGTGAATTGCGGAATCGGTGGCAAGAGCGGAGTAAAGAAGAATTCACTCATGAAGTTGAGTGCGAATGTCCAACATGCGGACAGGAACTACCGGAAGAAAAAGTGCAATCCGCCAAGGATAAGGCATTGGCTCAGTTCAATGCCCGTAAATCAACAGATTTAGGAAATATTCAGGAAGATGGAAAACGCGGCGCCGCAGAAAAGAAAAAATATGAAGATGAAGTGGCTCGACTGCAAAAAGAAATCGATGATTTAAGCGAACCTATTGCTGCTAAAGAAAAAGCTATTGCAAAACTCACAGAAGAACTTACTACAGTAGAAAGCAAGGTTCAGGATGCCTCAGAAAACCAACGCTACCAAGAATTGAATGAAACACGTGAACACTTACTTGACGGTATAGCAGAGTTAAAAGATCGAGCTGAGGATGCTGCTGGAGACATTGGTGATGAAATTACCGAGAAGAAAGCTGAACGCGCGGAATTAAATGCTGAAATTGCTCGATACGCCAATGTAAATAACTTAAAAGAGCGTATGCAGGAACTTAAAGACCAGGAAGAACAGCTAGCAGCTGAATTTGAAAAACTGGAGCATCACCTCTTCCTGACAGATGAATTCATTCGAGCGAAAGTACGGATTATGGAAGAAAAAATCAATGCCAAATTCAAATTCGCACGCTTCAAACTATTTGAAGAACAAATCAACGGCGGTCTGCAGGAAGTCTGTGAAACCGTGTATGAGGGAGTTCCTTACAGTTCCGGCCTTAACAATGCAGCTCGCATCAATGTCGGACTGGACATCATTAATACACTATCGGAATTCCATGGAATTAAAGCGCCAATCTTTGTAGATAATGCCGAAGCCGTTACTAAGTTGATCGATACCGAAGCCCAACTGATCAGCCTGGTCGTTTCTGAGCCGGACAAGAAATTACGAGTTGAAAATATTGAATTAGAGGAGGCAATTTAAGTGACGAATCAAGCACAGCAAAACCCAGAAAACCTGCCCGTTGAATCAAATAAGCAAAATGCAATGGTGACGAAAGTAGCTGAAAGGGTACAAAACATGGTTGAAAGAAACCAAATTAATATTCCGGAAAACTATTCAATTGTCAATGCGGTTCAAGCGGCCTACTTCAAATTAACCGAGGTTGATTTCAAGAAGAAAACTGCTCTGATCGACAGCGCAACAAAAGAGAGTGTCGCTTTTTCATTGCAAGATATGGCTATCCAGGCACTAAGCGTCGCTAAAAATCAAGGTTACTTCATTGTGTACGGAGACAAGATGCAGTTTATCCGTTCTTATCACGGTACTCAAGCGGTCATCAAGCGCATGAAGGGTGTAAAAGACATCTGGGCAAACGTCATCTGGACAGGTGAAGACTTCGAAGTAGAGTATAACGAGCGCGGTCAACTGGCATTCAAATCGCACAAAGTAGACTGGAAAGCTGCTACAGGCAAGAAAGAAGACATCGAAGGTGCTTACTGCATCATCGAACGTGAGGATGGAGTTCAATTCCTGACGGTTATGACAATGGCTGAAATTCAGACATCATGGTCGCAATCAAGTATGGCGACCGTTCAGAACAAATACCCGCAGGAAATGGCAAAACGGACCGTTATCAATCGGGCTGCTAAAGCATTCATTAATACTTCTGATGACAGTGATTTGTTCATCGGTGCAATTAACCGAACTACTGAAAATGAGTACGACAATGAACGGAAAGAACTGAATCCCGAGTATGAAATTAAGCAAAATGCAAACAAAGAAACACTGGATATAAAACCTGAGAAGAATCAGCAGCCGATAGTTGATATTGAATTTGATTCTGAAGAGTCCGCCTCTCAACCACAAGAACAACCCACATCAGAAGGTGAGTCGGAAGGACCTGGCTTCTAATGATTGAAATTACAACATTTGCTACTGGATCGAAGGGGAATTGCTACCACATTACGGATGGGCATACTCCTCTTCTTCTGGAGGCAGGAATCAGATTTAAAGACATTCAAAGAAAGCTTAATTTCCAGACCCGAGGCATTAAAGGCTGCTTAATTACACATGAGCATAAAGATCACTGTGGTGGTTTATCCGAGGTTTTGAAAGGCGGCATCGACTGCTACCTTTCACCAGGTACAAAACAGGCTTTAGGCATCGAACATCATCGTCTGAAAGCGATAGAAAACAAGAAACAGTTTCAGATAGGGACATGGACGATCTTGCCGTTTGACGTGCAGCATGACGTTTCAGAGCCGTTTGGCTTCTTATTGGCAAATACGGCAGGCGATAAATTGCTGTTTGCTACAGATACCTATTACATCAAGTACAAATTCAACGGCCTTACGCATTTGATGGTGGAATGCAACTACTCTCAAAAGATACTTGATGAAAATATTGAATCTGGGCGTACGCCAAAGATTCTAAGAAACCGGCTGATGCAGTCGCATTTCTCCTTAGAAAACATGAAAGAATTTCTGAAAGCGAATGATCTTTCAAAGCTTCAGGAGATTTGGCTGCTTCACTTATCAGACTCCAACAGCAACGAAGAACTGTTCCGTCAAGAAGTAGCGGAGCTGACAGGCAAGATGATTTACATCCCTTAGAAATGAAAAGGGAGAGTGAGGGCTCTCTCTTCAGTTTTTATAGCAAGTATGAGGAGTGGAATGGAATGAGCAAGTATCGGCAAGTGCAGGTGAGTTTTTGGACTGATGCTTTTGTTTTGGAATTAACACCAGAAGAGAAATACTTCTACATTTACCTTATGACCAACAGCAAATCTTCGCAGATAGGTATCTACGAATTGCCTAAGCGGATCATAGAAACAGAAACCGGATACAACCGAGAGACCGTCGAAAAGCTGTTAAGTCGCTTCATCGAATATGACAAAATCAGGTACCACGAACCAACGAAAGAAATCTATATTATCAACTGGGCCAAATACAACTGGAATAACAGTCCTAAAGTCGTCGCCAGAGTTCAATTGGAACTGAACGAAGTGAAACATCAACCTTTTGCACAAGCATATTTAAAAACTGCAAATAAAGTGAAGTCAGATAAGGTATCGATACAGTATACAAGGTCTATGGATAGTCCCGAGATACTCAGCCGTAAAGATAAAGAGAAAGATAATGATAAGGATAATAATAAAGATCAACAACAACAAGAAGAAACAGAACAAGAAAAAGTTGTTGCTGCTGATTCTCCCGGAATGGCATTTCGCTTCTATGAAGAAAATATTTCACCCTTAGTTCCTCATATCGGAAATCGATTATCCATCATGATTGATGAATCTTCTGAAGAACTGGTTTGTGAAGCCTTAAAGCGTTCTGTTGAAGCGAATGCCCGAAACAAAATGAACTTTACTGACGAAATCTTACGAAGCTGGCGTGATCAGCGAGTCAAAACGATGTCTGATGTTGTAGCTGCAGATAAAGAATTTGAAAGACGGAAGCGAGGGAACTCGAATGGAACCACTCCGAAACATAGTTCAGGACCTGATAACGAAGAATATGACGGACTCTCACTCTGAAGGCAAAGAATGCCCGCATTGTGGAGAGTTTGTACCGGCTATGGAAATCGAAGTCTTAGGTCGAAACCGATGGGTGCAGCCAGTCTGTAAATGTGAAGCGGATCTTCAAAAAGCCGAACTTGAAATTTATAAGAATGCGCAGCGCGAAAGAGAAGTCCGGGAGTTATTTTCGATCAGTGACTTGGGTGACCGGTTTGAAAATGCTAACTTCGATAACTTTGAATCTCGCCCGGGTGCCGAAAATGCGGAGAAGATTTCACGATACTATGCAGAAAACTTTAACGAATTCGGATTAGAGTCCATCTTGCTGTGGGGCATACCTGGTAATGGTAAATCACACTTGGCAGCTTCTGTTCATAATCATTTACGTAAACAAGGAAAAGTAGTGGTTTTCGTATCCATGCCGGATCTGTTGAAGAAAATCAAAAATACTTTTAATAAAGGGCATAACGAAAACGAACAGCAGATTCTGAAAGCCTTAAACACCTGTGACCTCTTGATTATCGATGACATCGGCGCAGAAAAGACAAGCGATTGGGTTCAGGAAATTGTATTCCTGATTATTGATAACCGATACCGTCGAAATAAGCCGATCATGGCCACATCAAACATGGAACCAAAAGAATTGGCAGGACAGTTAGGCAAGCGATCATATGATCGAATTTTAGAAATCTCACAATCTATTGAAAACAAAGCTACCAGTTACCGCCGTGTCGTAGCAAAAGAGCGTTTATCAAAATTTGATCACTTACTCAGAGGATAGGAGGAAGTCAGGTGAATAAAACACCAGAACAATACCGTGAATACATTCTAAACCTGTTACTGATGACTGCTGGCAGCTGGCAAGCAACTGGATGTAAAGACGAAGCCATTGAAAAGCGTTTCGAAAATCTTTTGAAAGAGATTCATCCAGACCGTGAAGTTGCTCTTCTGGCTTTTCAAATGCATATAGGCGGGGAGGTTGCAGCATGATTGAAATTAAAGAACCTTTGTTTCACAACTGTTGCGTGGCATGCGGTGTAGGACGCGGAGATAACACTCGAGAACTCATAATTGCGCAATATGAAAAACATGGAGAATTCATTTGCGAGCCATGTGAGAACTTTTTTGAAACATGGCTGCGGTCGGAAGAGGAGTTGACTTATAACGGCCTTGAAACTTTCGTTACTCCAGAAGCTATTTATCACAAAGATCACGGGCGGCCACTTGTTTGTGATCCGAAAAGCGCTTTCTTAGGATTCGGCGGAGCATGGATTTTAATCTCAAAACGCTATAAGCATAAGTACGGAACAAGCGTAAAACATTTCGTAGCAAATAACCTTTTTCACGACAGGAGAATACCGGAATCTTACCGTCAGAAACTAATTCATTTCCAAAAGATTGACTCCGAAATCCAATTCACTAATCTTGAAAACTTGAAGGAACTGAGGGATCAGCTTAATAAACTGCCATATCTGAAAGAGGGTGCCAAATGAAAACCATGTCATTAATAGGCGGAATCGATACTTACGCATTCAACAAACGCTTCCGTACAGAAGAGAGTCCGGCCGGAAGGTCTGTATTCTTCTTGGGGGCTAATGGACGGACTAACGAATTGGAACTCGCAAAAAGCATTATCAAAGAACATCAAGTCCTTACCGTTAAAGAAATTTATGTTGGACGTTCAACTTCAACTGTCGAATTTGAAGAGTTCCCAGGCAAAGAATTCAACACAGTAATGTTTGCGGATCTAGATGATTTAGAAGAGGACGAGGACCCAAATCTTCCCTTCTAATTTTTTTGAAAATCTCATTGTCAATATTTTCTTTTAACTTGATCATTGAAACCTTATGCAATGGAAAACAATTGAAGGAGGAAAAATGATGACTGTAAAAAACAAACCTGTCTTCCTAAAACGTCTCGCGGATCTTGTTGCAGCTCGTGCTGTGAAATACCACTGTGGTTTCCGAACCGCTTTTATCCAGTGGACATCAGAGGAAGAAAAGCAAGGCATAACTTACACAGAGCTGAATGCTTTCGTTATTTCAACGCAAAAAGGGGATTGAGTGATGCAACTGGATATGTTCAGAGAAATCATTGTAGACAATTTTGCCGGCGGTGGTGGGGCCAGTACCGGCATTGAAATGGCTACTGGCTTATCAGTCGATATTGCCATCAACCATGATCCAGCTGCTATTGCGATGCACAAGCTGAATCATCCGGATACTGAGCATTATTGTGAATCGGTTTGGGATGTGGATCCAGTGGAAGCTGTGAGAGGTCGCAAAGTAGGGCTTGCATGGTTCAGCCCGGATTGCACACATCATTCAAAAGCGAAGGGCGGACAGCCGGTCAAACAGGAAATCCGAGGTCTTGCATGGATTGCTGTGAAATGGGCGCTTGCTGTAAAGCCTCGAGTAATCATGCTTGAAAACGTGGAAGAGTTCAAAGATTGGGGCCCGATTGAAGGCGGCAAACCTGTCAAAGAAATGCGCGGCGTCACCTTTAACAGCTTTGTCAAAGCGCTTGAGTCGCTGGGCTATAAAGTGGAGTTTCGGGCATTGACAGCGTGCGATTACGGGGCACCGACCATTCGGAAAAGATTCTTTATGATTGCTCGCTGTGATGGTAAGCCGATTACATGGCCGGAACCGACACACGGAGATCCACAAAGTCCGGCAGTCCATATCGGTAAGTTGAAGCCTTGGAGAGCAGCCAGTGAAATTATTGATTGGAGTATAGGAGCACCATCAATTTTCGAGCGGAAAACACCATTGGTGAAGAATACGCTAAAACGGATTGAGCGAGGGCTCGAAAGATTTGTAGTGAAGAATCCCGAACCTTTCATGGTCCCTGATGTACACAAAGCAGCCTTCCTGATTAGTTACTACACTGAGCAGAGTGAGAAGGAAGTTCGCGGTCTATCATTGGATTCTCCTTTGCACACGATAACAGCGGGCGGTAATCGATTTGGATTGGTCACAGCGTTCCTGACAAAGTATTACGGCCAGAGTACGGCCCAGGGATTGTCAGAGCCGCTGCATACGATCACTACCAAAGATCGATTCGCACTGACAGCCATCAAGACGAACGGCTACCAGATCACAGATATCGGATTAAGAATGCTTCAGCCCCATGAACTGTTCGCTGGACAAGGATTTCCGAAAGATTATCTGCATCCCGGCACGAAGTCGGAACAAATCAAACGGGTTGGCAACAGTGTTCCACCGCCGTTTGCTGATGCATTGGTCAGAGCGAACCTGCCGGAAATGAGCGTTGAGAATTCAAGATACAAAGTGCCGGTAGCAAATTAATCAGGAGGTTCTTTTATGAGTCAACTTAGCTTATTTGATTTAGAGGACGAGGTCGACGAAGCTCCATTAGTTAAAACCACTCCTATTCCTTTGCCTGTAAAGCCGGTAAATGAATATCCAAAAACCAGTGAAGCAAGACCGGAGTTCTTTGAAAGAAATCCAGCGAATCCTTTTCTTTTTTACTGGCTGCATCTTAAGGGAGTGGAGCCAGGCGATATGATCAGTTACACAGAAGCTCAGAAATGGCTTGAAAGTGAAGTTGAAGAGCTACGCATATCAGAGGGATTGCGCTTAGATGATATGACCATCAGCATTCCTGAATGGAAAGGAAAACTGGAAGCGCAAATAGCGAAGAAAGTAGGTTTTTAAAATGGGTGGATGGCATGCAGTAACGTCAGCGGATCTCGAAAGAGCATTTGCCACTGGATTGTTAGACCGGCCAATGCCATCTGTTCAATGGCGATTGTGCAGCGGCTGCAAAGGCTCTGGAAATAAGTATCCGGAATACATTACCAATAACAGCGACTGCCCAACATGCGGCGGCCGCGGTACGGAGGAAATTATTGATGACTGAAATATATAAAGGGCCAATCGAGGAGGTCAAGATTATGGAGAAAGTTAAATTGACGAAGGAACAGGCGGATGCGATTGAAAATCGTTCTGATGTTGAATCTGCATTAAATTATCATGCAACAACCAAGTGGACTGACAAAAGAAATGAAAGTCTAAACCGCTTGACACTTGAACAATTTGCCCGAGCGTTATTAATCGGCTATGAAATCGAACCGGAACAGCCGAAGTTTCAGCTGGGAAGCGAAGTAATTGATGTTAATTCTAAAAACTGCCCAGTCATTACAGTGACAAATCAAGATGGAAAACACCTTTACGGATATTGGGGCAGTCATATTACAACTTGTGTTCAAAAGAAAAATGCACGTTTTGCTACACCAGAAGAGATTTTTTGGAAGAAAACGCTTGGTCGGGATGAAGTGGGAGCCTTTCATTATGGTGACATTGTTGTTACCGATTTGAATGTACCCATAAAAGTCGGAGAGTATGATGTTCCTGGCAGATTAATAGGGCTAGAGAGAACACTGAAATTTTATAGAAATAAGTCTCTAAATGGCATCTACCCAGCCGAATCATTCAAGGCTATTCCGGGTGATTCGAAGTGAACGAAAAATACGAAAAAGTCATAGCTGCTATACCTCACTGGACACCATCAAGAGACTGCCGGATCTTCGGCGTCTCGGCTATCCAGTCAATTGTGAAATGCACGCTACTTGAAGCCATTGAGATACGGGACCGGTTGGAATACGAGGGAGCCATACCGAACCGGCGTTACTAGTTGAGGTCTTGTGATATTAAACAAAGGGGCTGACGAAGATGGGGATATTTTTCACCGCAATCGGAATTTGTTTAGTGATCGGATTCATTTCATACAAGCTCAATGCACATTACCTGGACAAGGAAATCACGGCTTTTGAAGCTGCTGAAAAGCTTAAAGAAAGAGCGTAATGACGAAAAGTCGAGGTGATCATTATTAAAACGTTAACCAATCATATTAAGCCGATGGTAAAGATTTTTGAATCGATGCGCTATCACTATGAAGTCTCACATTTGTTTGAAGACTTCCTTGAACTGATAGCCATCACGATTTCAAATTCAGCAGACCGGCAGCAATACGAAAAAAGGGAAGCGCGCTATATGCAAATCATCGGCAAGTATAAGCCTGAAGAAGCAAACCTGTTCGCTAAGTTGTGGGCCATGCTGATCGTCGCACTGGAAGACAAGCCGGATGATTACCTGGGGCAATTGTTCATGGAACTGGAACTTTACAACTCATGGAAGGGCCAGTTCTTCACTCCTTCTGACGTAGCGAGAATGATGGCCCGAATGACACTCGACGAAAAGTTCGATGACATCATGAAAGAAAAGGGATATGTCACAGTCAACGAGCCGACAAGCGGCGGCGGGGTAACACTTATTGCGCTGTATGAAGAAATCAAAAAGCGCGGCTATAATCCACAGCAGGCGATGCGGGTAGTTGCTCAAGACATTGATATTAAGGCAGTCCACATGACATATATTCAGCTGTCATTGCTCGGCGTAAATATCCAGGTTATTCATGGAGACACCTTAACGCTTGAAACCAGAGGTGTTTGGAAGTCTCCAGGATACTTCTTATTCGCCGGCAGAGGGATAGGCGTAAAAGAGCCTGTGGAGTTAGTCGAAGTGCCGGAGATTGAAAGCATTGAAGAAATAACGGCATTCGAGAAGGTTGAACAGCTCACACTGTTTTAATAATGCGGACAAATAAGGACAATAATGCGGACAATGTACCGCAAGGTTGAACCAAAAGGAGTGGTCAATATGAAATGGGAAAATCTCAAAGAGCAAATCAAAAAGACAATCGAATATGGCAAAAGCACAGGTATGACAACGGAATTGGAGCGTGGCTTTGTTTACGGATTGGAAGAAGCATTAGACAAAATGAATGCTTTAGAAGAAGAGGAGAACAAGTAGTACGCACAAAAGAAGGGTGATTCTATGAACGTCCGACATTATAGAAATTACAAAAATAGAATATCTAAATGGTATTTCGTTTCATATAATTTCAGTCAAATTAGTGGATTAAGTGGCTTTGGCTCCATCGAACTACAACTTTCAGGAAAGCCTAATTTAAACGAAATAGAGAAATTTATACTCGAAAACGATTCTGAATTAAAAAACGCTATTGTCTTGAACATAGTTCCAACTAGAAAAAAGTACGCACATAAAGTGAAGAGGTGAAAAAGTGGAATTAGTAGTTTCCGATGTAACTTATGAAAAATTCTCAAAAGATTTTCCAGGCATCAGCAAGTGGGAACTTCAAAGTATCTTAATGCGTGTGAGGATGTTTTCTGAATATGACTATTGGAATCACTTTCAGACCTTTGATTCGCTGGCTTATGGAGAAAGTAGGAAAAAGAACTTGTATTTTGTTGAACGTAAAACGTATCTATTCTTTGTCCACTCTTTCGACATACAGTTGTACAAACTTCCCAGTGTCATCGAATTAAAGCCTAATAATGAAGGGGAAGTTTACAAGATTTATGAATAGTACGCACAAATAACGGTAGTGAAAAAGGGAGGAAGTAATTTGACAACTGCAGCAGAAACAAAGAAAGAGTTGACTGTCGGCCGCTATGAATTTTTCAAACAACAGGGGAGAACGGATGCCAGTATCGCAAAAAACTACGACATGGATCAGAACCAGTTGAACAAATGGAAACACGAAAACGGTTTGATCGGCAAAGACTACGGTCTTCGCGGTAAAAAATCAGGAACCATTAAAACTGTAAAAATCCAAGACGATGAAGTTAAGCCGCTGAAGGAAAACGATATACCGAAGGAACGTCTATCAGATTCATACAGCCCGAACAAGAAGCTTCAGGAGAAACTGGCAGAGAAGAAGCCGGCGGAAAAGAAGGAATCTGCTTCTGGTTGGGATCGTGTGAAAGAGTTAACCGAAGAAATGTCCGAGGACATGAAATCAGAGGTCCTGGCAACAGCTGAGAACATGACAAAGAAATATGAAATTAAGGCTTCAGAGCCAGTAGTCGAACAGTTTGATGTTTCAGATTCAACTTCGGAAGAACAATTACGTCAAAAAGTTGCCAAATTAGAAAAAGAGAAATCTTGGCTAGAGGAACAACATTGCAAGGACACCGATGAAAAAGAACTTCTTCGTAAAGAAGTGGAGAAAGCGAAACAGAATGCGCAATACCATGAGCTCATCCTAAAAGTTAATGCCGATGTGATATCTGAAAGGCACCGTCAGAATGAGAAATGGGGGCATCAGCGCCATACATTTGGCGACTGGCTAATGATTCTGACAGAGGAAGTTGGAGAAGTGGCACAGGCTATGCAGAAAGCCAAAGGTTGGGGCAAGGAAACGGATGCCAGCAACCTGTATGAGGAATTGATTCACGTAGCCGCAGTTTCCTCAGCAATTGCTGAACAGGTCTTGGAAGAACAAGAAAGTGTCTCGGGGCTGGTGACATGAAAACATTAACGAAAGGAACGCGGGTGGCCGCTACTTTTCGAATTGAGGATCTACTTAGCGAGAACTGCCGGAAGTGTGATGAAGCGACCACAAAGAACAAAACATGGACAAGTATTTGTGAGGAATGTCCTGTATTTGCAGAATTACGTTCATGTGGAAAGGTGCTGTCGGGACCACTCGAACAGGAACAAACAGAGGCTGCTAAAATGCGGGAGCTAGCTAAGAAAAACGGAATCAGTCTCCCGAACTATCACTCCCGGGTTAATCGCGGCATAGATCCTTATAGAGCTGCCACAGAACCGGTGAAATCTCGAAAGTAAAGGTGCGAAGGAAATGGTGTGCAATAGGTGCAATCGGAAATTAAAAACACTCAAAAGTATTGAAGCTGGCTATGGTCCGACTTGCAAACGGAAACAGGAAGAAGCCGATGCCGAATTCTTGCGGATCCAAATTACGATGGATGAAGAACTAGCTTATCAGGAAAAGGTGAAACGTTAATGCAATTACTATTTGAAATCATGGGCGATCCAGTCGCCCAGGGGAGACCTCGTGCCGGAAAGTCATTTTCCGGCAAAACGGTTCTCTATGATCCCGCGAAGTCGAGGGACTTCAAGCGATATGTTCGAATGGTTGCGGCGCAGCATGCGCCGAAGGAATTGATTGAAGGTCCGATTCACTTGAACGTTGATTTTTACCGATCGATTCCAAAGAAGTATCAGACTAAGCCGAAATTGGAATTAATCGAGAAGGGCATATTACTTCCGACCACAAAGCCGGATGTCGACAATTATATAAAAGGTGTGAAGGACGGCTTGAATAAAGTGATTTGGCATGATGACAGCCAGGTAATCAGCATGAACATTCGGAAATTCTACAGCATGGTGCCGAGGGTCGTTGTGCATATCACATATTGAGGGGGAGAGTTTATGACAGCAATTCTCTGGGGATTGGCCGCAGCCATATTCTTCGGTATTACAAACGCTATTGCTTATCAACGTGGAGCCAATACTGGCTATCGGGACGGACTGAAGACAGGGATTACGGCTGAATTCCAAAAGCTGCATCCGGGAGAATATAACATCATTTGGGGTGACGAGGATGACTGAGAGGATGAAGTCCATAACCGAAATCCGCAACCGCCCAGAAGTCTTGAAACTCTTAAAAGATTTGCACGGTCGAGGGTACCGGTATGTAGTCAGGGATAGGGAGTCGGAATGGTTACTCTGCTATACGCTGAAACCGAAAAAATATCGGGACACAAATTCTTGGGGGTATGTGGATCCAAACGCATCAGGAGTGAAAATGGCATATCCTTTCAAAAATAATGACATGACAGAAATCAACTGGACAAATAGAACTGCAAAACCGATAACGGATTTCATTTCTTAATAAACAGGCGAAGGAGGAATCGCCGTGAGTTACTATCTGTTCGAAGACGACACCTTGAAGCTGAACCTTATCTTTGAGGAGAATGAGTTGCAGGATTTTAAGGAAATGTGGGAGGCAGGCATCAGCGTCGAGAACATGGCCAAGAAGATGAAGCGGCGTCCATCGGAAGTTGTTTTACTAGTTATGGATCACGCTGAGAGAAGTTTGATTAAGAAAAGAGAGCAAGGAGTCTTCGGACTATGACTTTGAGGGAGGTCAATTATGACAACTAGAGACGAGGATATGATTGCTGAAATTGATTTGAGAGAGAACGCTGCTTATGTTGTGAAGGATGGAGTGGCGACTAAACTCAATCCAATGGAAAGCGGTACTGATGAAATCATCTGGAAACGCGGTATTGTGCTTGATGTTGTAAGGTCTCATCGAATCCGCTTAGGTCACAAAAAAGAAATTGGAAATAATGACTGAAAAATAGAATAGTTCGTCGGTTGGATATGGTATAATTAGATAAATTAGCAAGTCGAAAAAACCATATATTAATCCACTACGGAAGAACCGACTGGATGCAAATCAAGAGCAAACGCTCTCGATTTGTGTCCTTTTTTATTTGCCATTTTAGAAAGAGGGGTAGCGCTATGAAAATCTGGGCTGATGATTTGTTGCATGAGTATGGAATTGGGAAGAAGGATTTGGAACGGCGCCGCGACCAATTAGATCGTAAGAACTTTCTCGATAAGCAGGATCTCACCCAGATTAACAGCATGATTGAGAGCATGGCGTATTCCATGGAATGGATGGAGACCGGGAGACAACCTGGCACTTATAAAGGCATCGATATCAAGAGCATTTATCAAAAGCGCTCATTTGAGTCGATGGACATTATTCCGGATATTACCGAACAGCTGGAAGAAGGACCGAAGCAGCTTTACATGACGGCTGAGGAAAAGATTATTCTTGCAGATATTTTCGCTTCGTTTTCTTTTCGCGAAAGACAATGTTACATACTTCACGAAGCAAGCGGCATCAGCATGGGGACTATTGCTCAGGAATTAGGGCTCAGTAAAGGTTCTGTCCAATATTATATTCAGCAAGCAAGGAAGAAGGTTAAGGCGAGAGTCTCTTAATATTTGTTTACTTTGTTCCCTTACGCGTCCCTTACGTATGCCTTACGAATGAAGGGGAGAAAAAAAGAGGGGATGCCGGACGAACAGCAAATCCCTTCTCAGCCCCATATCTGATAACGGGCGAAATTAAGTGCCCGGCGATTGTTTTGATGACTCACGAAGCACATAGCGTGAAGGAGCGAATGCCTTTGAAAGACTTGGTAAAACGGAAGAAATCTGAATTTCGCTATTGCGTGGAATTAAGTAATGGGCAATTGCTCAATGTTTTCTTCTGGCGTAATCAAGCCGTCATCATGGGAGAAAACATTATCTCCTGGCAAGTCGGAGTCGTCATTACTGAAACGAGGAAGCAAGCAAAGAAATGGTTCTTATCAGCAAAGAATCCTTACGACTCAAAATCAACCGGTCGTTGCGGTCTCGAAGGAATTAAAAGAGCAGCAGAAATCATTTTAGATTTCAGAGATTCGATGAAGACCAATGAAATGCTGTTTGTAGGATTTGAAGACTCCAAAAGACAGTCTGCTTACCGTCGATTGAAAAAATACGGGTTCAAAGAATACGAAGAAAACGGAGTAGTCAGATATTACGCTTCTCCAAATCTTATTGATCGTAAGTGGATTGAAGAATAAAGAAATGTATTTAAGAGGGGGCGGCAGGTGATGTAGATGGCCAGACAAAGAGATCCGCGCAGAGAAGAAGCCTATCAGATTTGGAAAGAGAGTAACGACTCTAAAAAGCTGAAAGATATTGCTGAGGAATTAGGTGTCTCGGACACACAGATTCGAAAGTGGAAAAGCCAGGATAAATGGGAACCTTCGAAAGGGAACGTTACTAATTCGAAAAGTAACGTTACTAAACCCAAAGCAGAGAAGATAGTGACGATTGAAGCGGATGGTCTTAATGATCGACAACAACTGTTCTGTCTTTATTATCTCAAGTACTTCAACGCTACTAAGGCTTATCAGAAGGTTTATGAGTGTGCGTACTCCACCGCAATGGTTGAGGGACATCGGCATCTGAGAAATCCTAAGATAACAGCCGAGATAGACAGAATGAAAGAAGAGCAAACTTCAGAGATTAAGTTGAGTGTAAAAGACATCCTGCAGAAATACATCGATATTGCATTTTCCGACATTACCGACTTTGTGGTTTTTGGTCGAGATGAAGAAGTCGTTTATGACGAAAACGGAAGGCCGAAGATTGATGCTAACGGAAATGTGAAGAAACAAACATTCAGTTACGTCCACTTGAATGAATCAGTTGAAGTCGACGGAACAATCCTGACAGAAGTAAAAGAAGGCCGCGACGGAGTATCAGTTAAGCTGGCCGACAAAATGAAAGCCCTCGAAATGCTATCCAAATATTTCGATTTGCTGTCTGATAAAGACAAGCAGAAGCTGCAGGAAGAAAAACTCAAAGCCGATATCGTCAAAGCTCAAGCCGAAGCAGAAAACATCAAGCGAGACAACGACGGCAGTGTGAGCAAAGACTGGGTATCTGCATTGAAAGATGTGGCTGATCGCAGGAAGCAAATGAGAAGTGGTGAAGCAAATGACCACTAAACCATATAACGTCCTGGTCGACTTGATTGAAGTCTATTGGGATGATCCTGTCGCATTTGCTGAAGACATACTGGAGTTTTATCCGGATGAATGGCAGAAGAAAGTACTAAATGATTTAGCGCATAACCCAGCCGTCTCCGTCCGCTCCGGTCAAGGTGTTGGTAAAACAGGGGTAGAGGCTGCGGCAATTCTTTGGTATTTATGCTGCCGGCCAAACCCAAAAGTCATTTGTACCGCTCCAACGCGTCAGCAATTGAATGATGTTCTTTGGGCCGAGGTTGCCAAGTGGATGGAGAATTCACTGGTGAAGAACTTCCTCAAATGGACGAAGACGAAGGTTTACATGATTGGCAATGAGGAGCGATGGTTTGCTACTGCCCGGACAGCTACGAAGCCTGAGAACATGCAGGGCTTCCACGAAGAGTACATGCTTTTCGTCGTTGATGAAGCTTCAGGTGTAGCGGATAAAATCATGGAAGCAATTCTCGGTACCTTATCGGGGCTAGAAAATAAGTTGCTGATGATGGGAAACCCGACGCGGACCAGCGGCGTGTTCTACGATTCTCATCACAAGGATCGGATGGATTACAAAACTCATAAGGTTAGCAGTTGGGATTCCCCAAGGGCGAGCAAAGATAACATTGAACGGCTTATCCGGAAGTACGGCAAGGAATCAGATGCAGTACGCATTCGGGTATTCGGAGAGTTTCCTAAAGCAGAGCCTGATGTATTCATTCCCCTTGAACTACCTGAGACAGCTGCTGAAACCGTAGTAGAACCTCAGAGCAGAGTATTGCATCTGGGAGTTGACGTTGCCCGTTACGGTGATGATGAAACAGTCATAGCACCGCGCATAGGTGGCCGGTTGTTTGAGTTGCAGGGGTATCACAAACAAGGCACATCGGAAACATCCGGTCGCATTATTGAAACCGCTCGCCATTACCACAGGCTTTACCCGCTAATTAATGATGTAGTGGTCAAGGTGGATGATGATGGTGTCGGTGGAGGTGTAACAGATCAATTGGAAGAAGCGCTTCGCACAGAAGTATTTCCTTTCTCCTTCCGTATCCAACCAATAGGTAACGGAAGACGCGCTGAGGACTCGGAGCACTACGACAACAGAGGTACTGAAATATGGGCGACTGTTCGTGACTGGCTACAGGAGAACCTAAGCCAATACTTACAAGGCAAAGAGCCCACAGTGCAGTTTCCTGATGATGAGAAGCTGATCCAGCAATTAACTACTCGGAAGTATCGGATGACAAGCAAAGGCAAAATCGCATTGGAGCGGAAAGAGGATATGAAGAAGCGCGGCCTTGAATCTCCCGATAGAGCGGACGCCGTTGCGCTTGCATTTGCATCTGATGAAGAAATGCCTTGGACTTATGAGCGTCCGAGTGGTTGGTAAAAATAGAGAAGTGGAGGTGAGACGATGACCATTGTGTATACGAAGAAGAAATTCCCGCCTGAACCTTTCGCTGATGACTACGAAAAAATGCAATATTATCGTGAGCTCTACGAAGGGAATCATGAAGACATTTTCCCGCGTGCCCAGGATATTGGCAATCAAACAAAAGTGGCAGCGAGAAATCTTACAGTAAAGCGGAATAACAATCGCTACAGCATCAAAGGGAAGCTGATCGACAAGTCTTCAACTCAGCATTATGTAATTGTGAACCTCGCTTCTTCTATTGCGGAATTGCCAGCTGACTTGATTAACAGATCCCTAGGCAATATATCTGCTGATGAAGAAGTCGATAAAGCGTATCTAGATTTCATTGCAGCTGTAGTCAAAACGTCGAAGGTAAAAAGTAAATTGTGGGCGGCCATTGTTTCACATCAGGTTGATGGCGGTGTCGCTTACCGGATTCGACGCACTGAAGCTAAAGGTGTTTGGTTTGAGTGGAAGGAAGCAGACATGTACTTCGAACACGAAGATGGACTCGGTGCCGACGTTTCTTGGTTAGAGGAGCGCGGCGATGAAAGCTATCTTCGAGTGGAGCGGCAGAGGCTCAGCAATGGAAACCTTTACCTCACACAGCATGTTTTCTTAATGAACGGTACCGAGGTCGATGAGGAGCAGGACTACGAGCAATATAAACTCGATCATCAATTAACCGAACCGGCATCTTTCGAAGTTAAGAACATGAATGAGTTGATGTGTGGCTACTTAGCAAATGATGAAACATTATCACAGCCGCGCGGCCGCTCAGGTTTACGGAACGTGGATGTCATCCAGGAAGAAGTGAACTGGACCATCACACGCGATTCAATCGTTTTCGAGAAGCATGGTAAGCCAAAGCTCGCAATACCTAGTCGATTATGGGAAACGGTAGCTGGCAAAAATAACAAAGATTATGGCGGCCGCTTTGTCCGTAATTCTGATATCGAAGTTGTATCTTATGACGAAAAGAACGGAGCAGTGCCCATGTATATTACATGGAACGCGCAGACCGAACAATCATTTAAGCATGTGTCCAGATTGATTGAATATATGATGGCCGTTTCTAAAACTGCTGCTACTGCTGTTGGTCTTGGTTCGGCTTCTGGCAGTATGTCAGCAAAAGCAATCTTGTATGAATGGATTCAGTCAGTCATCAAGTCAGAAGCTATCCGTGACAAGTTTGATGAAGCCATTAAAGATGCATTACGAAAATGTGCATTACTTGAGAACTCATTAGGCAACACCAGTTTTAAGGTAGCCGATCCGATCATTGATTGGAGAGATATGCTGCCGAAAGCACAGTCTGAAACTGGCGAGGAAGCTTCCAAGAAATACTCTGATGGTGTTCAATCACTTGAAGCTACTGTCCGCGAGATTCATCCAACCTGGTCGGAAAAAGCAATTGCTGATGAAATCAGGAAAATTCAGGATGAGCAAGTGGTCAATTCCATGAATCCTACATTTACGCAGCCACCGAGAACAAGAATAGGTGAGGGCAATGAATAAGAAGATTGCAATTCTTATTGCTTTGTATGAGCAATCGAGTCAAAACATCCTAGAAGTCATCCACTCAATTAGTGACGGCCTATCAAAAAGGCGCCAACTTGAATTACTGCAGCAGGCACAAACAATTGTTGCGGAAGCACAAGGTGAATCTAGTGAATTAATTTTAGATATTATCGAGGCGGCATACAAACTAGGTTCAAGCGAAACAGTGGAAGAGTTGAAGGTGCAAGGCGTCCGGAATGTACAAGGGAATTTCTCGACTGCCATACATCGAGAAGCAGTTCAAAACATTACAGACGACATGTTCTACACGATTTTAGAGGCAACTGACCATATGACTGCCGATGTGAAGGGACGGCTTGAAGAGATTACTCGGAGAGCCAACCAGCGTTCTCTGATTGAAGGTCAGACTCGACGTGAGGCAACAGCTCTTGCAGTCGCTGAAGCTACAGAAAGGGGCATTACCGGCATTATAACTGCAAACGGTGCCCGTGTTCCTGTCGACAAGTATTTGGCGGGGACGATTCAGTATTTTCAACGCAAAGCTCATGTCGATGGCGCCATTAATCGTATGACGGAAAACGGACAGGATTTGCTATACGTCAATAGCGTCGGGATAACTTGCTCCATATGTGCTCAATATCAAGGCAGGGTCTACAGCATAAGCGGAAATGACCGTCGATTCCCTAGATTGGATAGGCGGCCGCCTTATCATGGTCATTGCGTTCATAGTGCTTATCCCTGGAATGAGGAATATCAAACGGCAGCGGATGTATCTGAAATGCTCATCACATCAAATCGGCCATTCGTCGATAATCGAAGCGAAGCCAATATTAAAAAATATGAAGAGATGCAGCTGACAACATCCAGAAAGAACGAAACCCGTAAACAATGGATGCGCTACAAATCGAGAATGCCTGACTTACCTGATTTAAAAACATTCGCCAGCCACAAAGCGCGTAACACTCAGAAGTTCCGTGATTGGCAGGAGGACTTTAGAAGATTTGGAACGATGATTTAATAAGGAGCTGGTTAACATGGAAGCCACATGCGATAAATGCTCAAGGAAATTTGAAATTAAGATGAAAAAACGTACTCACGGGATTGACATAACTGAGCACTACTTCATCTGTCCTAAATGCAAAAAGCGGTATACCTCTTATGTGACGGATCAAAAAGTTAGAAGCCTTCAAAAGGAAGTTCGAATTTTGAGCAAAGAATTAAGAGAACATGCTGCATACAGTTCTCCAGCCACGTACAAGGAAAAAGTCGATGAAGTAGATAAAATGCATAAAGAAATAAAAAAGGCCATGGAAAAACTTAAGGCTGATATTACTAAACCGAAAGAGTAGGTTCCATAGTTTTGAAAGGGGTGATGGATTTGTTTTCTTGCATGTCAAAATCATGAAAGGCTGGTGATCCACCATCTTCGAGCTATCGGTTAAATAGCAAGGGAACGCAAGCCATCGTTTGGGGCGACCGCATGACACGGGACTGGCTGGGTTAGCGTGTCACTAATTCTGTTAGAAGGAGTGAGTGATATATGGTACCAGAATTAAATGGATTCTATCCAGGTTCATACGCAGGAGCTAACTTCTTGCAACCACAAAACAATAAAAAGTGGTTCAAAGAAACCATGCAAAAGAACAGAAAGCACCGTCCGAAGAAAAAGTAGTTCAATAATAAGATCACATGCCCAAACCTACTGATGGCATTAATAAAAGCTGCTATGGAATCTATAGCCACACTGACGGCTTTAAACAGGAGGAACTATGAAACTATACATGTTAATGATCTTCGCATTCATCAAAGGGCTTTTTGTTAGAAATAAAGATAACCATGTTGATTTCTATCCTAACGAACCACTGAAGCTAGACCTGCAATTCTTTGCTGATTCAGGTGACGGTGGAGATGGCGCAGGCGCTGGTGATGGAGGAGACGGCGGTGATGGGACCAACGGCGGCTCAGGTTCAGGTGATGGCGTTGATAGTAAAGACAAGCCATTCGCTGAATTCAAAACCAAAGACGATTTCAATAAGCGTCTTAGTCGAGCAGAAAAAGCGGGTCAAAAAGCTTTAGCGACAAGCCTTGGCTTTGATTCAGTCGAAGCAATGCAAGCTGCTATTAAGCCTCCTGCAGATACGAACAAAAAGCCGGGTGATTCCGGAGAGCCTAACATTGATGAAATCGTTGAAGAGAAGTTGAAGGGCGAGAGGGAGAAAACCTTTAAACGCTTGCTGAATTCCGAGGTTAAATTGGTGGCAAATAAACTCGAATTTGCTGATTACGAAGATGCGCTTGCCTTAGCGGATCTATCGGCTGTTAAAGAAGATGACAAAGGCGACCTTGTAGGAGTCGAAGCTGCACTACAAGCATTGGCGGATAAAAAACCACATCTGCTCAAGAATACAGGTGGCAATAATTTCGGGGCTGATGTAAACAACCAGAAGAAGCGGACTGAAAAAGAACGCTTGGAACAAATTAAGAAAGAAGCCCAATCACGTGGGGTTTCTGTCTCTGCTGCAAACGATCCTTGGAAACGCAATTAAGAAACGGAGGAACTCTAAATGAATTTAAACCCAAAAGCACAATTCATCGTATCGGATGAACCTGAAATCCTAGCGAGCTATGAAGTGGTTCGCGAAGTCATTAACGGCATCACAATTGATTCAAGTGCAGTAACGGCTACGGATGGCAAGAAGACAATCCAGAAAGGCATGCCTTTAGCCAAGCTTGCAAATGGTAAGTATGTTCCATATAACCCGGCAGGAGTAGATGGTTCACAAAGCCCTTCTGTCATTTTGAAAGCAAGTGTAGATGTGACTGATGGTGATCATGTTGTAGGTGGATACGAAGTCGCGAAAGTCATCACTGAACGGATTCCAGTTGCTGTTGATGATGCACTTCGCGGGAAAATGCCGCTTATTACTTTCTCTTAATCAAATCAAATTTATGAAACGGAAGGATGGTTTTAATGCCACCAGAATTATTGAATCTTGAACAAGCTCTTTCAAGTACTGAGCTTTTAACTTACTCACGCAATATTGCTACACCGAATACGTATCTATCTGATCTTTTCTTCCCGGCCCGCGAAACTTCTGAACTGACTGTGGATGTCATCCGCGAAGGTTCACGATTGCCGGTAATGGCCCAAATTGGTGAACTCGGAACTCAAACAGAATACGGCAGCCGCGAAGGAATGACCGGTCAACGTGTTCAAATCCCTAAAATCCAGCGCGGTCGTGCAATGGATGAGAAATTGGTTCGTTTGCTATTACAAAGCGGTCTCCGTTCAGGTGAATTATCTGAAATCCGCCGCACACAGCTCGATGATGCAGCTTATGCAGTCGACGCAATCAAAGCTCGTAAAGAATGGATTGCGATGCAAGCCATATCAACTGGTAAAGTTTCATACACAGAAGGCGGTGTGATCTTCTCAGCTGACTTTGGCTATGAAGATACTCAGAAACCTGTACTTAGCGGTACTGATCTATGGTCTGACACAGTAAATGCCACGCCGCTTGATGACATTCGTCGCTGGGTTGAAGAAGCTGCAGACAAAGGCATTGTCCTTTCACGAGCAATGGCTTCACGTAAAGTCATTGGCTTCTTGCAACAAAACCTAAGTGTGCGTAAAGCCTACCACGGTGATCCGTCAGGTACGGCCAACCCGCCGCAATTGAGCCCAGGGCAGCTGGAGACTTTGTTGGTTTCTCAAGGCTTGCCGCTTGTAATTGCTTACGATGCTCAGGCTCGCACTGAGAACAAAGCATTATCAAACGGTAAGGTTAGCTTCTCGTCGGTTCGTATGATGCCGCAGGACCGTTTTGTATTGCTTCCTGATGGCGCTCTTGGTGATTACCTGTGGGCGAAAACTACTGAAGAAATGATGAATGAAATCGATGCTGTTGATACAGACGAAAACGGAATTTTTGTTTTCCGCAAAGTCAATGAGCATCCGATCCGTGTGGAAACAATCGGTGTAAACCTTGCGTTCCCGGCATTCGGTCAAAACGATTCAGTAGTAGCTGCTACAGTCATTTAAGGAAGGCCCCTTCTTGGGGTCTTACCTATTTTAGAAAGGAAGTGTCCAGATGGATCTTAAAGTTTCTGCAAATGTAAAACATAATGGCAAATGGCATGAACCAGGCAATGAATTGAAAAAAGTAAAGAAGGAAGACGGCGAACGTTTAATTTCTCTTGGTATTGCTGAGGAAATCAAAGAATCCGAAGCAGACAAAAAGGCACGCCTCGAAGGTGAGCGGCAAGCGGCAGAAAAAGAGAAAGCCGAAGCTGAGGCAAAAGCCGCTGAAGAAGCCGCTAAAGCTGAAGAAGAGGAAAAAGCAAAAGCCGAAGCAGATAAGAAAGCATCGAAAAAAGACGAATCCGGAAAGTAGGTTTTAATAATGCCTACAGTTGAAACTGTGAATGTATGGATAGCATTAAATATTCTGGATTCCCAGGCTTGGGACGAAGCTATTAAGAAAGATTTAGCGGTAGTCCAAGCTTCGCGGAATTTAGTCCGTTGGTATCCAGAAGAGCCTCTAACTGATGAAACTGTTGCCTACCAATCAATCTGGGAGTTACAAGGACTAGATCCAGCTCTTAAATACCAGAAGCAGGGTGTTAAAGCAGTTACAGACTCGGGTGAGAGAATTGATTACAGCAAACGAGATAAGGTTTCACCGGATGTCCGAGACCTTTTGGGAGTGCCTATCTTTGAACTTGCTGCTTCAGAAGAAGACGAAGTACTTCCACCACAATTTGGCGGTAGTTTGTTATGAGTCTTTTTGGATATCCGGCAGATATCATTCATAAGAAAGCCACGGTTGATGCTTGGGGAAGAGTCAGCTGGTTCGTTGATGAAAGTAAAAAAGCTAAAGTTATTGAAGAACAGAAAATCATTAAAAATGCTCAAGGTGAAGAAGTGCAGTCAAATATTGAAATTCATCTAGAAGGTGCTCAAAAAATCGGTGCAGCTGATCAGTTTCTTTATAAAAATCAAATGGGAAAAGAAATCACCATTCGTCCACTTCATTATGAAATCAAAAAAGTATTGGGTACCGATGATGTGAAAAAGGTGATTGTTTATGGCTGATAACGGATTCTCTTTCGAACTTTCAGGTATTGATGAAATGACGGATATTCTGAACCAAGAAGAAATTGCTTTCTTTAAAAACCTTGATAGAGTTTTAACTCGTTTGGCTGAAAAGGTCATACAAGATGCTCGGCGTTTGGCGCCTATCGATTCAGGAGATTTAGAAGCAGCACTTGATATTGGAACTGTGAAAACAACTTTAGCCACCACTTTCATCGACTTTGGAGTAACGGTAAGTCCAGAAGTTGCTCCTTATGCTTGGGCGCAACATGAAGGATTCCGTAAAACAAAATCTGGACAAGTGGTAAATTTCACACCTGGACCAGCCACGATGAGTAAAGGGCCGCATAAAGGCTTTATGCCAGGTAAGAAGTTTTTGCAGCATGCCATAGAAATTAACGAACAGACCGTATTGAGGGAGTTGGCAAATGCCATGGAATTTGGAGGTGGTGTTATTTGAGTGGAAAAGAATTTATTGCATACTTAACAAGTTTGAATTTCAATGTTTTCCCCGACGCTAATCACCTTCCAGATGTGGATGAAAGTCAGTTGCCTGCCTTATTTGTTTTCAATACGGGTGGTTATAGCAGCGACCCGGACTTGCCCATTCAATATCCCTCTTTTCAAGTAGTAGTCAAAGGGAAGAGTCACAAACTAAACCCATTGGAAATGGAAAAGACCGAAGCGTTGGCGAAAAAGTTAATTAACAGTCTGGACCAGAAAACAAACTACCGGATAGGTGGAAACACTATTTACTACAGTCGAGCTCAACAATCTAATCCAATTCCAATTGGATTAGACATTCATGACCGGCCAACATTCTCGACGAATTTTAATTTCAAGCTACAACCTAATGTGAGAGGAGCAATATAAATGGCAAATAATCAATACATCGATGTACCACTCGGCCCAGGAATCGTAGAATATTACGATGGATTAGAAGGAGCAGATCCTACAATTTTCGACATTACAAAAGGTGGTATTGTCTTTTCTTCAGCATCGACAAAGCACGATGTTACGGTAGATCAATACGGTGACACGATTGTTAAATCTGTTTTTAAAGGACGTTCTTGCCAAGTGGTAATTCCCTTCGCACTAAACGACCTAAAGAGAATTGCGGCGGCTACACCTAATAGTGAATACATCGAAGATGCAACTGATCCGACAAAGAAGCAGTTGAAAGTGTATTCGCAAGCTGGCCATAATATGACGAAAAATGCACGTAAATTAATTGTGAAGCCAACTGATCCAGAAGCTACACCAAACGATTGGATTACAATTCCTTTAGCCTCACCAATTTCTGATCCTGAATATACTTACAATGCTGAAAATGAACGTATTGCGAATTTAACGTATGTAGGTTATCCAGACTTATCTCAAAAAGGTTTGTTGTATGTAATGGGAGATGTTACAGCAATTCCTGCTGCGCCAACCACACCTTAATAAAATCAAATTGAAGAAAGCCTTCCACTTGGAGGGCTTTTTTATTATTCCTTAAGAAACGGGTGAAATAAATGAACGCATTAAAGCACTTATTAACTAATAAAGATGTGGTCTATTTAGGGGATAAAAAGGCGCACGTTAAAAAGTTGACGCCTGCACTATGGAAAGAAGTGTTCTCGGCAATTGATATGCTTCCGGGATTAGCTTTTCAAGTTATCACAGCTCCCAAAGCAAACTTAACCGCTTATCTGATCGAAGCTTTTGATCTAGCGCTTGAAGAAATGATTGAAATCGTTTCGAAACTTAGCGGTATTGAATCAGATTATTTATTCAATAATGCTGGATTAGATGAATTGATTGAATACGTATTTTATACGGTTAAGAAAAATCGCCTGGATGAAGTTTCAAAAAACATAAAGGGCCTTCTGCCAAAACATCAGGTGGACCAGCCGGAGGAACCGGAAACACGGGAGAAGGCCGTTTAACTACTGATGACTTTTTATTGAATGCCAGTTCGATATTAGGGGTTACGCAAGTGGATATTGAAAACAACTTTTATATGGTAGATATTCCAGTATTAATTGAGAAGAAAAGGACCGAACAAAATCTCGAGAAGATCACTTTGCTGAATCTGATGATGGCTTCCAATAACAGAACGATGGAAGACAAAGAGTACAGAAGCTTTATCAAGCCTTTCCTGCCTAAAGGTTCAACGGCAGATATGAATAAATTCGACCGCGGCAAAGTGGAACAACTGAGAAGTATGCAAGGGTAGGAGGTGGAGAAATGTCGGCAAGTATAGGTGAATTAAGAGGGCGAATTACGATGGATGCGTCCGGGTTCAGAGAACGAATGGGTGAAGCCCGTTCAGAGTTGAGCAAGACATCCAACTCCAGTAAGAACCTGACGCGTGACTTCGAAGGCATTCAAAAAGCTTCTTTAGTTGTCGGTGGTGCAGTCCTTGCCGGTATTGGTGGATCTGTGAAAATTGCTGCAGATTTCGAGAAACAAATGAGTCGTGTAAAAGCTATTTCGGGGGCTACGGATTCCGAGTTTCAAAAGTTAAAAGAAACTGCTATGAACTTAGGTGCTACTACATCTAAATCCGCATCAGAAGTTGCAGTTGGTATGGAAGATATGGCTGCTATGGGCTTCAACGTTAATGAAGTAATGGCTGCTATGCCTGGTGTAATCAGTGCAGCTGAGGCATCAGGATCGGACCTTGCGTTAACATCCGGAATTGTGGCATCAGCATTGAATGCATTTCAAATGGAAGCTTCAGATGCATCGAACGTAGCTGATATTTTAGCTATGACCGCGAACGTTTCCGCAGCAGGCATGGAAGACATGGGCTATGCATTGAAATATGTGGGACCAGTAGCAAGTGCTCTTGGAATATCTCTCGAAGAAGTATCTGCAGGTATTGGGGTAATGACCAATGCTGGTCTCGATGGTTCTTCAGCAGGTACAGCTTTACGAGCGGCTTTACTCGCTTTAAATAATCCGGCAAAGGCACAAGAAAAAATCATGGACGAACTCGGTTTCTCTATGCGAGATGCAGAAGGGAATGCTAAAGGTCTATCGGAAATCGTGAGGGATCTTCAAAAAGCGACAGAAGGTATGACAGAAGCAGAAAAAGTTGCTACTGTTGCGAAATTAGTAGGTACTGAAGCGTCAGCAGGAATGATCTCGCTAATGGCCGCTGGACCTGAGACTATTGATAAAATGACTGAAAGTCTTGAAAACAGTGCAGGAGCTGCTAAAGAAACTGCAGACATTATGATGGATAATGTTCTAGGTGCCTGGGAGGAATTTGGCGGTGCAATGGAGACTCTTGGAATAAAAATCGGAGATGAATTCTTACCGATATTCAAGGAAATCATTGAACTTGGTAGTGAATTTGTTGAGTGGATTAGTGAATTTGATGGAGAAAGTATTAAATTGACTCTATCTTTTGCGGCCATAACTTCAGGTATTGCACTAGCCCTTTCTACACTCGGTAAATTATCTATTGCTCTATCTGCTTTTGCTCTTACACCAGTTGGAGCAGCCGTGATTGGTATTTCATTATTAAGCGGAGTAGTGGGGACGGCTATATTAGCGAAAGAAGGCATGAATGAAGTGACGCTAGAAACAGCCGATGCGCTTGTTGAGGAACAAACACAACTCCAAAATAGCGTTGCTCGATTTGATGAATTGAAAGGATCTATGTCACTTACTGGTGACGAGCTTCAACGATTTGTTGATATTAATGCCCTGATGAAACAAACCACAGACCCTGCTATCCTTACGGCTTTAAAAGACGAACAAGCTGCATTGCTTGAAAAATCCACTTTAACTAATACGGAATTTGACGAATTTCTACAACTCAATAATGATCTGATTGCTGTTATGCCAGAGGCTACTGTAACAATTAGTGATCAAGGTTATGCATTGTTGGACTCTACTGATGCCGCCAAAGGGTTGAATGCAGAGATGGCACGCAAGATTGAGCTTGAGCTAGAAGCACAGTTAGCAAAAGCGGAAGCTAATGAAGCGGAAAATCTACGGACTCAGAAGCAGCTGCAAGAAGAGATTAATGGGTTGGCTGAAAATAAAGGGATTCTTGATCAAACAATATTGACTGCGCAAATTTCGCTTAATGATTATCAAAGGCAGTATAACGAAGCGAAAGCAGCAGGAGACGATCGTGAAGCAGTTATGTTGGAAGGGAAAATATCACAGCAAGAAGCGGTAATTGAAGGCGCCAAACGTGAGAAAGCTGAAGAAGCTGAATTGATCATTAAAAAAATGGAAGAACTTGACCTAACTAATGAACAGATAGGCAAGCTTCAGGAAGCTAAAGACAAGATAGCTGAGATTACACTAGCGCAAGTTGGTTTAAACTCTAAAAAAGGTGAAGAACTTGAAGCCATAGATAATGCAAAGCTTAAATTAATACAAGAACGCCGGGAACTTGAAAAGAATACACCTGTTAGCGCAAGGAATACAGGGGAGTATCGACAAGCTGTGAACGCAATTAACGATAAGATTTCTGCGCTTGAAACTGCTAGGCAAAAGGTGTTTGACATAACTGGCGCAGCTGGTGCAATGAATGCTGAATTAGGCAAAGGCATCTCAAAAACCGTAACGATTCGAACAGTCGGCGGGACTGCAAGAAATAAAGGCGGTCAGTCATTAAAACGGCTGCCGGATCTAGATTACCATTCAGGTGGAATTGCAGGTCGTCCATCGTTACCTAAATTGCATTCAGGCGGTCCAGCTTTCAGCGTAATGGATAGTTTAAACTCCATGCTTAATGCTCCAATGCACAATGAAGTTGATGCGCGGTTACTTAGAAATGAAATGGTGCTGACTGAATCTCAACAAGCGAATTTGATGAGGTTCATTGATGCTGGTCATACTCAGAATACGAATGAAGAAAACGGAATAGAAAATACCCGGGAAATCGTTCAGACGCTCCTAAGAATTGCGGAAGCTACGGAAGCGGGTCATGACATTGTAATGAGTGAACGAAAAGTCGGACAGATGGTAGCTCCATACGTTAAGGAAAGCCAAAAATTGAAACAGGAATTGAAAAGCCATCATAGCTAAGGGAATGAGGTGATATTATGCATGGCAGAGGAATGAGTTTTGCAGGTGAAAAATGTAAAGGTGTTTCAGTAATCTCGCTTAAAGTCGGAAGAATAGCGCCTATACGTAGGAAGACTATTATGGTCCCTGGTCTTCCAGGAGGAAAATCAAGAGGTTACGAAACCGGAGTTAGACCGATAACCGCAATAGTAGAATTAGAAGCTTCGTCACACGACGAATGGCTCGATATGTTGGATGAGTTAACCGGCATGCTTGTTCAGGAAAAACCTCAATCACTGGAATTTGAACAAGAATCGGGACGGATGTACATGGCCGAGCTTGATGGTGATATTGAGACTAGAGAAATGAATTCATATGGGCAAGTTACGTTAAATTTCATCTGTGCAGATCCACATGTTTATGGCAGTCAAAACATCGATTACTTCCAAAACGGGATTGTAACGATAGCTAATAATGGAAATGCTGAAGTTTCTCCGGTTTATGAAATCGATGTGAAAGAGGATATTACTCACTTGGATATCATTTCTGACAAAGCTTACTTCCGAATCGGTGAACCAGCTCCAATTTCTTCACCAGTATATAACAGAACCACGTTAATTCTTAATGACACGATGCAAACAATGTTAGGGTGGAGTGTTGCAAGCACTGTAGACAATGGCTATGTAGGCGGAACGATGATTGCTACCCAAGCTGGATTTGAAGCACAAAATTTCGGTGAGGCTATAGAACCTCACGCTTGGCAAGGGCCCTCTGTGCGCCGATCATTACCGGAACCAGTTCAAAATTTCCAAGCGGATATTCCAATCGAGTTGCTCAATGTTTCCAAGGAGACTGGAATGATTGAAGTCTATTTTCTAGATGCATTTAGTAATACGGTTGCAAAGATTGGGATGGAAGACGTTTGGCGTACTATCAAAAGAAACCAATCAAAATTTCAGTTAGGAAATGTCGATGGACGCAAAGTTGAAAAGCACCAATCGGCTGACTATCCGAATAACTGGAACAACTTTAAAGGCATCATTCGTCTATGGCGGGATGGTAATCGATTCAGACCTTACTTTGCACTTGTCAATTCAAAAGGCGTCCATAAAGAGATATCTAATTGGTACGTTTATACAGACAAAGCCAATGAATATATGAATGAAATCACTCAGATTCAAGTCGCCATCAGAAAATGGCCGGGTACCAGTACGAGTCAAGCCGATATGAGAATTGGCGGCTTAAAAGTGTGGAGATTGAATGATCCTCCAGAAGGCATTCCAGTCATGGCGAAAAAAGACGATAAAATCGTAATCGACACGATTGAAGGTGTTGTGATGATCAACGGGGAAGTCCGAGAAGACCTGAAGGACCACTTCAGTGATTACTTTGATTTGCCAAAAGGAAGAACAACTCTTGTTATGCAACCTGATGATAAAGTTGAGGGACGAGTGATTACCAGGGAGAGAAGCCGATGACCAAAATCATAGCGATTGACCCGCAAACAAATACTCGGCTTGGTGAATTGAATAACCGTGGGCACAGAACGTTCTTCTTTGATGAACACATCCATCAGTTGGTAGGCGAACATTCTTTCACATTTTCGATGGACTCCCATATTAAGGAGGCTGAATTTTTCTCTAAGCGAGGACGCTTCCTTATACCATCTGAACGAAATGGATTTCATGAATTTATCATTCACAAAACTCAAACAATCGACGATGAAAAAACTGTTATAGGAACAGCAGCTTACACAGAAATGGATACTGCTTATATAGTTGGTCCCGGAACCTATACAGGTACTCTGGAAGAATTGGCTAGCGAAGTTTTGCAATATACAAAATACAGACTTGGAGTCTTTCAAGATATTCGGATCCGTTCAGTTGTTGTAGAAGAACACATGGGAGCATATGCATTCCTGCGGTTATTAGCTAAGACCTTTGAGGTTGAAATTGATGTTCGGATAGAGTTAAGTGGAACAAGATTTACTGGCAGATATGTAGACTTCCTGGTGCGAATTGGCGAAGAAGGAGTTAAGGAAGTTGTTTATGGACGGGATTTGATCAGTACTAATGTAATTGAGCATACCGGCCGTATTGCCACACGCTTGATTGGTATCGGACCGACAAGAAAAGATGGCACCTATCTTACTTCGATTGTAGAAAATGAGGAAGCTTTCCAAAGGTGGAACGATCAGAATCAGCATGTTACTCGAGTTTATGTGCCAGAGAGCAACGATGAAGAGATGACACAAGAACGGTTGGATCAACTGACAGAGACAGAGCTTAACAAACGAATTGCGGCTGTTATGGAATATGAGATTACTGCAGCTTCCATAGAACAAACATTCAAAGGTGAAAAGGTAACTCTCGGGTATTCTTTATTTATAAAGAACCCTCAGTTCTCTCCGCCGCTTTATGCTTCTGCACGTGTAATCGGTATTAAACGTTCGATAGTCAATCCTGACTTGAAGACGTATACCATCGGAGAAGTGGAGACGTTTTCAGAAGAGGATGCCAAGCGTACATTTAGAGCCTTACAGCGACTTTATGGCGTGAAGCTTATTGAAAGTGATATTCCTCCACCAGGACAACCCAAAACCGTCTGGATAGATACAAGTTTTAAGGCAGACACTGTTCTGAATGTGCCTCACACTTTCGACTTCCAGACAAACACATGGAAAAAGTTTGCACCATCAAGTGCTGCTGAAATTGGCGGTGTCGTTGTTGGCAAGCAATACAACGGTGTCACTATGTCGCCGGAGTTCGGTTTGACGATTGATCGAACAGATGGATTGGTAAAAACCGAATTCAATGCGACTAGAGGAATTTACATTCAATCTCGACCAACTGATACTGGTGAATTTCGCGATGTATTCTTTGTAGACGAATTTGGAAACCTGACATTTGCCGGCATTATCCGTGGCTCTGAAATCATTCTTGGCGGCGAAGATAACAAAGAAGGAATCTTGCAGGTGCTGAGTGCTACGGGTGAACTTTCATCCGAACTGCGAGCCGGTTACTTCGGAACAGAAGAAGCGCGTGTCGGTTATCTGGACGCACCAAACAAACTGGAATACGCAGATTTTCGTGGAATGATGTTGACATTCTGGGTTGCTTCGGAAGCGATTGATGGTGTCCAGCCGTCAGACGAGAATACCGGCACCGAAAGATGGGATGCCCCATTACGAACAATACAGGAGGCCGTCAATCGCATCCCTAAAAGTTTCGATGGCAGTGTTCGGATTGTATTGGCGTATAACCATGATTTCCATGAGGAGTTAATGGTCGCGGGTTTTATTGGAAATGGTAGCATCACCATTGACAATGACGGCGGACAGAATACGGTTTTCGGGAAAATCACTGTACAACATAACAGCACTTCGGTCTATCTGGATCGTTTGAAAATTAATGCGACAGACACCTACGCAGCCGTCGATTATAGTTTTGGTGCAGGCGCAGTTCGGGATTGTGAAATAAACGGTGTTTCTGGCGGTACACAAATCGCTGTTCGGGTGGGAGCTTTAGGGCATGTGGATGTGGATAATACCGTGGTTAATAATATCGATTACGGAATAAGTGCAGCGCAGGGCGGTTCTGCCCATGCTACAAATATGAGTGGAACCGCTAAAAAATTTGCGTTCCGAGCAATTGGAACAGGTAGAATATCGGGCGCAGGTACAGCGCCAACAGGAGAGCTTGCTGATTATGATGAATATCAAGGCGGCACAGTAAAAGGATCCTGGACATTCCCAATACCGCCAACACCACCAGCACCAACACCAGTCGAAGCAACCAAAACATATTCAGCCAATTCCGGATCCGGTACATGGCGAGCAGACTTCGGCGGCTTATGGGATTCTGGTTCCAATTACGGAAATGCTGTAACACAAGGCTCCTGGTCGGGATACGGCCCATTTACCGGCGCCTTCATCTTTGGAACGGCACCATCGAGTGATGTGACAGGTAAAACCATCAAGAGGATCCGATTACAAATCACACGACTTTCTGGAGGAACGTATGCCGCACAAAACGTGGTCATCCGTCCGCACGGGTCAACAAGTAGGCCCTCGGGTAACGTATCTCTGCAGTCGGTCAATTACGCAGCTGGCATCAAGGTAGGAGAAACTCGCTGGATTACGTTACCTTCTTCGTTTCACGCAGGCTTTCAGAATGGCTCTTATAAGGGACTTGGAATCAATGGTGGCTCATATGTCAAATTGAGCAAGACGGCACGACTGGAAATAACCTATGAGTGAGGAGTACTAGTATGAAAACTTTAAAGGTTGCTGACAAAGTATACGAGGCCGAAAAAATTATTAAGACAGAGACCGATATCATCGGTTATACAAATGGTCATGAAATCTTTAAGTTTAGCGGGGTTCGAAATATGGATGTTTTCATTTTGGCTAACGGAGCTGAGTGGGACCAACAAGCTTTAAGTGAAAGAGAAGAATTGGAAATATATAAGAGGCGGCTTGACGAAATGGAAAACGCTCTTTTGTCGCTTATCGATATGTCACTCATGGGAGGGATATAAATGTACGGATTCTTACTGAACATGTGGATTATGAAAAAAGTTGATGAAGCTTATATTAGTCGCTGTGTACCTAAGTTTTTAACAGAAGCAGAAGCAGATATGATATTGGCCACACCTCAACAAACAGCCTAAGCACCTTAACTGGGTGCTTTTTTATTTTGACAAAAAAGGAGGTCAATTATGATAAATAGAGATATAACCCGGCTTGATATGGTTAAAGGGGCAACAGTTTTACGACAAGGACACTTTGACACACTTGCTTTCACGCCAAGGAATTCAGAAGGTGAAGTTGTTGATCTATCCGGGAAAGTCATCAATGTAAAAATCATCGGACAGAAGGGAATTGTATATGAGACTTCGGGTAGCTTTAATGTAACGGATAGTACCTTACAATTTTCAATTTCTGAGAACATAGGACATGGTGAGATGTGGATGGAGATCACTGTCACAGATCCTGCTGATGCTACCTATCGACAAAAGTTCCCAACCAGTGAATATGAAGGGAAACTATTCTTCATAAGAAGTTCTGATGACCTGGATTATGTTGGTTTCAGTGGCAAGACAGTTGCTCAATTCGAAGCAGCTCAGACAGAGTTTACAAATAAGATGCAGCAAGATTTCGATGTTGCTGTAGCAGCTGTAACTCAGGATAGTGAGGTCGCTTTAGCACGAATGGGTGAGGCTAGTCTACGTGCTTTCAACCAAAAAACTACCGAGAAGTTGGCAGATAAAGCAGAAAAAGAAGAGGTTCGACTAAATACCGATATTCAACCAATCAACGTCAACGAAATGGATACTGAAACAAAACAACTTTTTACAGGAGGAGCAGTTGCGGTTGTCGGATTAAACGCAGTAGGTTCTGAAAACGTCAAGCCGAAAGCGATAACACCAGAAAAGTTATCATACAGCGAACTGCTAAGCAATTTCGAAGAGTTAAACTTGCCACAGGGGCAGAATTATCTAACTCAAGATGGATTTACGAAAGAAGTAGGACACGTTATCTTAAAAGAGCCTATGATCGCTAGTTTTGTGAAAGGGGCTAATGTAGACTATATCTCGTTTACAAAATCAACAAGATTCCCGAACGCTGTCGCATGGCCAAATAAATCTATGGAGAACACTATGGTATTAGGTGAATTTGATAAGGGTGAAGTCCGCATTATTAATAACGGATGGGACAGATCAGAAAATGCCGGATATCACGCTAAGAACTCTACTACTTTGTTTTTATTTATAACAAAGGATAGGTTTGCAACTGAGGTAGCGATGAGAGAGTATTTTTGGACTAATCCTATTGGCGAGGTTTATTATAGCTTAGCCGTACCAGAGGTTACTCCTTATCCTTATGACTTATCGGCTAACACAAAATCAATCATCGATTTAAAAACCCTGCCTGAAATAGATTTTTCAGAAGAATTCGCAGAACTTGATTTACCTCAAGGCAGGAATTCATTTACAGCAGATGGCTTTGTAAAAGAAGTTGGCCGAACTTTGTTAAAAGGTGATATAGTTAGTTCGATTACGAGAGGGACTAACGTGGATTTGTTGGTAATATCAAAGACCCACTTCCCTAATGCTGATTTGTGGCCGGGAATTAACGCGCTAAACACATCTGTAACAGGCGAATTCGATAACGGTGAATTCGAATTGGTGGCTTCGAACTGGGATGATATCGCTCGCATTGGATGGCATACCAAGAACGCCAATAATCTTTATCTCGTAACAGAAAAAAATAGGTTTTTAATGTTAGATGATGCCAAAGATTTTGTGGATAATGCAAATATTGAGGTATTCTACACGTTATCGGCACCCGCAATTGTTCCTTATCCGGAAAACATGGCTAACATCACAAAAGAAACAATAAAGCTAATGGTTCGAACGGAGAATGCAGCTCCCCAAGAAACAGGAAGCAAGTTGTATGAAAATTTACCGATAAATAAAGTGACAGAGTATGAAAATCAAAATGTTTTAGAGGTCACGCATGACGGGGTTGTGTATTGTTACGAAGGATTGACACTTCAAAAAACAGTCGATTTCATAACATTCGAGACCCTACACACATTTCCGAATGGCTTTGATTATGTCTTTAAGTTGCAAAACGGCAGTATCTTTGTAGTTTTGGACAATGGTAGTATCTGGTTAAGTGATGAAACTGAAGGGAACTTTCAATTATTAACTAGCGAACTTAGTGGGCAAGGGCATCATACAAACACGTCAAGGGCGTATGTGTATAACAATATATTGCTGGTGGGAGAGTATAAACTGCCTGTTGGTTCATTGGGCAACAAAGTATTTATCTCAACGGATTACGGAAAAACATTTAAAATCAGCCTATTGCCAGAACAACTTGAAGTGATTGACCATACCCATTCAATTGTATACGACCCATACGAACAATTAATTTGGGTTGCAACAGGTGATAAGTATGCAAGTCAGCGAATTTATTGGACAAGGGATTTCGGGGATACATGGGAAACTCATGCGAAGGGTCGATATCGCATGACTACTATCATCCCCTTGCCGGATTGCGTGTTATTTGGAACGGATGAAGAAGAAGTCATTGGCACGTATAAATATGAACGACAAAGCGAAGGAGTTACACCCGCTAACTTCGTAGCGCATCTTGACTTCAAGTATTTATATGCTCCTGGTGAGTATATTTTCGGATGGACTTCTCAGCCAAGCATCGTCCACAATACGGCATCGCCATACGCATATTTTGGTAGTAGAATTTCGCACGATTATACAAGCGTGGGAACTGGTAAGATTGGTGTTTTCAAGACAGACGGAAAAGATTATTACACACTATGGGAGTTTGATGGCGGGGATAGGCAAACGCCTTATGGAGTGTCTTCTGTGCACGGTCCAGATAAAAACGGACGAGTTTTTGTTTTTTGGATAGATAACACTGCAATAGATGGAGAAAAACACCGCACTATTGTTTTCGAGTGATTTTAATACATTTTTAAATTTTCAATAAAAAAGACCCTCGTATATGTTAGTATTAGGTAAATAAATGTGCGAGGGGCGTTTTTTTTGGAGTTTAAAAAATCGTTAAAAAAGAAAATAAAAAATAATTATGGGTTATGGAAAACGGCTTCGTTTTTACAGCACGGACTTCCTAAAAACACCAAAATTATTAAAGGCAGTAACAACAAGTTTATTAATGAAAAAGCATTTTTAAGGAATGTGAGAATAGATATTGTTGGCGACTCAAACGAGGTAGTGGTAAAGAAAGGCGCAAAAATATCAAACGTAACAATATTCATGCGGGGTACCGGTCATAAATTAATTATTGGGGAAGAATGTATTATCAAATCGGGCGAGTTATGGTTTGAAGATGAAAACTGTTTAATTTCAATCGGCGCTGATACTACGATAGAAAATGCGCACATCGCTGTAACCGAGCCTAATTCCAAAATAGAAATAGGAAACGATTGTATGATATCGTCTAGTGTTGATATTAGGAATGGTGACTCTCACTCCATTCTTGACTTAGAAACTAATAAAAGATTAAATTACGCGAAAGACATTCGAATTGAGGATCATGTGTGGATTGGAGCGCATGTCGAAATACTGAAAGGTGTCAACATCGGATCTAATAGCATCATTGGCATCAGGTCACTTGTGACAAAAGATGTTCCTGTAAATAGCATAGCTACAGGACTGCCTGCAAAAGTTGTTAAAGAGTCGATAACATGGGATCGCAAAAGAATTTACGAATGAATACATGGCAGTAGGAACCAACTTCTCGGTAGTGACAATTTCGGTTTTACCCTTAAAGAGTGCCTAATTTCAGGTGCTCTTTTTCCGTATCCACAGGACAAGGTTTTTTCGAGACTTATGTCGAATAAATCAGTTAGGGGAAAGGGGCATCAAAATGCAGGTACAAATAAAAGAAAACTGGGTCTTCTATGACAAGCCGGAAGACCGGTGCATTATCCGGTTTGAACAAAACGGCAAGGAAGTTGTGCGGATCGTTTTTAACTTTGATGAAACCAAGCAAGATTATATCGGTGGCAGCCTGGTCGATTACTATCCGATAACAAAAGTGGAAGAAAGACAATACCTCATCGAAAGACGAGAGCAAGCGATGATCCGCACGAGAAACTTAAAATTATAAGCATTTACCGAGAGTGTCCACTAGGGCGCTCTTTTTGTTTTGCGAAGACAGAGACAGAGGGGGTTAAGGATGTCAGGGACAAAAGGAGAGGATCTATCCATGTTTGATACAGTCAAAGACCACGGTGAGCGCATTATTGCTTTGGAACAGCGGATGGAAAAAGTGGAGAATAATTACGTCAATCTTGAAAACACAATATGGAAAACCAGTCAATCCACACAAGATGTTTTCCGTGACACAATCAAAAACCAATTCGAATTGATCAAAGCGCAATCGGGATTTAAAAACGAAGAAAATGCGAGAAGGCATGAATTAAAGAAAACAAAAACCGAGAAGTTTTGGGAATACGCGGGGAAAGTAACTGCCCTGCTATTAAGTTCCGGCAGTATCTTATATGTAATTTTGGAAATGGCATCAAAATAAAAGGAGGAATTTATTATGAACGCAATGACAGAAATTCTATTACTGGTAACGATATTAACACCGATCATCACAGCACTAACGGAAGTTGTAAAAAAAGCGGTGAACACGCCGCTTAATATCGTGCCGGTTATTGCTTTGTTTATCGGCTTGTTAGTTGGTTTTGCTGCAGAACCATTTAGTGACTTGGAATTAACTTTACGCTTATGGGCTGGTGCTCTTGCTGGGCTGACGGCCACCGGATTATATGAAGTCGTGAAGCAGCGCGATGGTGAATCGAAGGGGGAGAAATACTAATGAAGAATTTCAAAGCGTTACCGAATTTAGTAGACTTGCGAAATAGCCTGCCGAAAGCTCGGAACTACGGTCCGCGGAACAAGAAAATCAGCACCCGGGTATGGCACCACTCCCTTACGCTTTCGCACTTAACTGGATCCGATGCAGCTAGCTTTGCCAAATACCACATCGAAGCGAACGGCTGGCCAGGGGTCGCTTATGCAATCGTGATTGAACCGAAAAATGTGATTGATACACCAGACGGCAAACGAGCACGTATTGTTTGGGCACATGACTTCGACCGTCGCACATATCACGCCGGTAATGCAAATGACTATTCATTGGGCATCTGTGTGGCTGGAGACTATCGGAATGAAAGGCTGCCGGATTATGTGAAAGCGACCATCGATGAGCTGCAGGCGGCGCTTGAAGCTGATGAAGTTGGCTATGAAGATAAATCACATCATGAAATGCCAGGGTATTCTTGGAAAGCGTGCTGTGTATTCGACTACAAGGCAACATTCAAGTTCCTGGACCACAAAGCACCTGTAACTGCAGTACCTGGATTCTATACGATTCAGGAAGGCGACACCTTCTGGAATATCGCCAATAATCTGGAAGGCATCGAAGTGGCGGATCTAATTGCTGCTAACCCGACGGTCGATTATAAGAATCTGAAAATCGGACAGATCATCAAGCTTGGCCAAGCGAAAGGTGCCGCAGTGAAAGAAGAAGTGAAGCAAGTCTCTGCACCGGCACCAAGAGTAGAATTAAAAGAAGGTCAGTCTGTTACACTGAGCACATCTGCCAGCAAATACGCCACCGGCGAATCGATTCCTGCCAGCGTGAAAGGCAGAAAGTATACTGTGCTGCAGGTTAAGTCAGACCGTGTTCTATTGAAGGAAATTCTTTCGTGGGTTAAGAAAACAGACGTAGCAGCTAAAGCAAAAGCAACAAAGGAATATGTGCAATTGCCAAAGTCCGCGGCCACTTGGAGAACGTACAGAACAAATGTGCAACCAATAGCTGAAAACAGCGACTGGAGCCTAACTCCTCAACGATTCGGGGGATTAGAATATGAAGTACTGGGAAAACCAATGTCGAATGTCGTGACAATCAACACGAGCAAAGGCAAACGTAATATTTATGTTGCACCGTCCACCGGAGCGAAAATCATTAAGAAGTAAGTAAGATGCTGAAAGCCCTCGTCCACATCGGCCGGGGGCTTTTTTTATTTGACTAAATATATGAATTAGTTAATTTGTTGTTTATAATAGAGAAAAGTTGCCGATATATTTATTGCGGAGGTGTAATGTGAAGACAGAATTAGTCGATATCAGTTCACTAACGAGTTTAATAACACATATGAACTTACTACATAATACACACTCGAAAGCCTGGCTGGATCCAATTGCTAATACCTATAACCTTAAAACCAAACAAATTCGCCACGTTTGCTCAGCTGTATCAGATTCAAGTGATGAAGAAAATTTGATTCTCGATACAAAATTCCTCAACTATATGGATGATTACTGCGAGGGATTAATTCCTGTTTTATATGATCCAGCTATAGACTTCTTCGGATTAGAATTTGATATGAACATGAGAATTAAAGCACCAGACTCAAGAGTAGCCAAACTCCTGCATTATATGAGTGATAAAAATGAAAAAGGCAGAGTCAATATTAAGAAATGCTTGAATGATTTATTTGGTGTAAGGGTATGGATAGAGAACTTCAATCATAGTGACGCCGTAATTAAAGATATAAGCGAAACGGTCGGTATAGAGTCATTTAGAATCTATAACGCATCTAAAAATGATTACAAAGCAACTCATGCATATTTTACAAATGGCAATAATCAATATTTTCCTTGGGAACTGCAAATTTGGAACCCGGAAGATACAGAAAGTAACATTTGTTCGCATTCTATACATAAACAAGGTTATACTAAGTGGGTAGAGAATTATCATGATCTACCGCGGATAGAGGAGGTTAAATGAAATGTATAAACACTTCATCGCAATAGCCAGCCTATATACCAAAGGATTCCGAATTGCTTGGCATTATAGTGAAGATAATTTTGAGACAGCCACTGTTCAAAAATTTCTTAGCCAATTAAAAAAGAAGCATGGAGATATTAAGCTTGGTGTACACAAAATCGTAACAGATTCGCCCGAATGGGAGTCTGTAGTGGAGTCGGATTCTTATTTTGCAGGAATAATTGTGACTCACAACAAAGAAGAGTTTATCGACTTAATCACAGCTGAGCAAAAACTTGGTGCAATAGATATCGCGAAATATATATTAACTGTATCACCAATGAGTCCTTTGAAATTACAAAAATTGTTGTACCTGTCATATGAAAAGTTTCTGATAAAAACGGGAGAGCAATTATTTAAAGATCCAATTTACGCTTGGAAACACGGACCTGTCGTAGAGACGGTTTATGATTTCTTCAGGGAGTATGGCTCACAGCAAATCCCTTATGAGGAAGATGACAGTATTATAATTAATTCATCTGATTTAAGTGTAAGTCCATCGTTCATGAGGGTTTTGACCTCTGAGCACGGAGCTACAACAATAAATGTTATACATGATGTTTTAATGAAATATTGTGATTTGACAGCTTGGCAGTTAGTTGACCTTACTCATGAAGAAGGAAAACCTTGGTTCCAAGTATATAAGCCTGGTTCGAACAAAGTGATCACAGATGAAGTGATTCTTGCATACGCCCAGGATTAA